ACATTTAGGCAATCCTCAGAAATTCATAAAATGGTTTTTCATGTTGTCCATACTTTTCGTGATAATTTATAAAAACAAAACCGAGAGCTTCTAACCACTTTATAGCAGTATAATTCTCTGCATATACAAAATTATATAGGACTTTATAAGATTTCAACAAACTGTCTATCCATTGTCTACCTTTTCTTATTAGTTGTATTTTATATTTTTTATTAGAAAACAATTCATCAGTGCAGATCATAAATATACAACCATCTTTTATTACTCCACATAATCCCATAGGTTGATCCTCGTCACCAGCTATTGTCATTATTGTTTGACCAGATAAATATGTTAAACGTAAGGCATCTTCTGGATCTTTACCTGTTTGATATAAGCCTTCTAATCGGTCAATTTGTCTCATGTTTTGACATACATAATTAAGATCTGATAGTTTTGATTTTCTTAAATATCCCATTAAGTTCTTCTACTCCTCATGTGAAATACTCCTTCATACTCTGCACTAGCCAACAATGTAGGTAAAAACGTATTGTTCTTTACATCTATATCTACTCTATCTGACTTGCTCATAATTGGCACTTTAAATGTACCTGTATCTAAATTAATTTGACCAATAGAAGCAGAAGCAGCACCAAGCAAACGACCAGTAAATTTATGTAGAGATGTGTCTCTATTTTCAGGTGTTACTTCTACTTGAAAAAATCCAGAATCTTCATACTTAATATAAAAATGATGTATTTGCAATCGACCACTTATAAGTTCAGTAGCACCTCCACCACCTTGAGTTAATCTTTGCTGACTAAACCTATAGTGCATTTCATAAGGTTCACCAATAATAAATTTACTATTTCTAAAATCACCTGTTGCTGTGATGGTAGAAGTAGAACCATCAACTGCATTAGTAGTTGTTAGTGCTTGTCCTGATACAAGAGTTCTTGTATTGCCTTGAGCATCTACAAAAGTGCTTGTTTCGTTACTAGCAAGATACCTGCCAACTATATTCATATTAGCTCTTAACCTATAAGGAACTGTAAATGTAGAAATACCAGTAGCAGAGTTATAAGCAACAGATACACCGCTAGTAGCTTCAGTCACCTTATGGTCTAAATGATATTCAAACTCTGCATTAGGTTCTCTAAAATTAGTTTCAAATGGTATTTTTTCTAGTGTTACTTTATTAGCTTCTTCTATAACCATTATTAAATCAGTACCAATAAAATCAATATTTAAGATAGACCTATTACTATTAATTGTGTAAGTAAACCAAGCGTTTAATGCTTTACTAAACCCTTCACCATATAGCCATCTATTTACATATAACTTGTTTGAGTTTTCTGTACCAAGTAAAACAAGAATATCTTGGTTGTTAGATACTGCCATTTTAAAAATGCCACTTGGTATCAGTCTTGGTACATGGATAGTTGTGTTTGCAGCATCTTGGATCTGTTGATTACCTGCAATAATATATTCTCTTATACCTGCAAAAGAACCTTTTTTAGTTAAGAAATAAATAGAAGAACCAGAACCTACAGGCTGTGCTGCTGCGTTACTTTCAAACTCAGTTTGTACAAGTACGTTAGCTGTTGAAGGTGTAAGGTTATCTGCTGAACTTGATAATACAAATTGCGTTTGTTCAGAAAATAATATAAGTTTTTCTCCCATAGTTACTGCGTGTTTTAATATTGCAACTTTTGTATGAGATGCAGCTACGTCTATGGGTTCTGTATCTAAAACTGAAATAACTGTTTCTGGAAAAAAATTAAAAAACTCTGATACTGTTGAAAGTATTACATTATCTGCTGCAAGAAAACCAAGCCTGTTTCTAAAAAAGAATACATTATTAATTTTATTACCAATAAAAGAAGGATCTGGTGCTGACACTAAATCACCAACAATACGTTCACCCCATTTAGGTAATGTATATGTTGTGCCAGATATTGTATATGTATCTCCATCTACTCTTGCAAATCTAAAATTACCATCTGCTTGACGTATAAGAACGTGTGGCATTGTGTCGTAATTAAATTTAAAAGGTATACCAGCTTCTACTGTTTCTGACCATTGCCCTTCTTCAAAAGCATTACCATTATTAGTCGTAAATTTTACATAATAATTATCAAAGTCTGTACCTTCATCACCAACAATCTCTACTACATAACCATTAGGTGACACATTAGGAAGATCAGTAAATTGCTGTACTGTATCTTTTATAACTGTCATCTTGGTATTACCTTGAGAGTCATTACCATCTATTGAAAAATTACTACCATCATTTTTTTTGATATGAATTACAGGACCATTTCTAGCAATCGTAAAACCCGAAAGACCAGAGTTTAAGCCAGCAGTAAGATCAGTAGCGACTGTTGTAGTTGAAAGAGGATCATTACCAGTAGTGTCATCTGTTACTGTTACACCATCTACAGTCACAGAATAAGTTGTTTTAGCTGTTGCTTGATTTATAAATACTATTGCTTGCGTAATATTACTGGCACTATTTGATACTGCTGAATCCATAGCTGGTGTAATGCTTGTATTAACAACAAAAGTAAAGTCAGCAATAGTTACTGTCTTCATTACACTTCTAGGACTTGATGTGTTTAAATAGTTTGTTCCATCTGGTTTGTTTACAGTTAATTCATTACCATCTAATTCAAAAACTTTTACATTGCCATTGCTAAATATTGCTACATATTGTTCATTCGCATCTCTATTTATAGTTTGAATATGAACATTACCAAGAGTAGAACTGCCAACTGAAGCTAAAAATTGCGACCCAGACCTTTTTGTAAGACCAAGAACAGGATTGCTATCAGCATTGTCTTGTATGTCAGCGTGATCTGCTTGTTTCAAAGCATCAGAAGACTGCGATATACCTCTTAATAATGTAGGTATAGCTCTTGATATAACAGCCATAGTTATCTAATTAAAGCACTAGAAGGATTATAAGTATCAAAGATACTGGTAAGAGAAGGATCTCCTCTTAGTAAGTTGTGATCTCCATTTGCTAAATCAGTTTCCATTAATATTGCTCTAGCTCTTTGTTCGTCTTGTTGTGTATATGTTCTTAGCGCTTGATCGCTTACAAGCCTATCAACAAATTTTCTTGCAGCTTGTATATTTATATAATGTCTAGCTGGCTCTGGTATTTCATCAAAATCTCTAAAATAAACAACAGTACAAATTAAGTCTTCATCAAATTCATATTTATTGTTTTGTCTGTCATATAATTTTAATCCACGTTGTATAGGATCTATTGTTGGGTGTTGATGTATATTTGAATCTACTCTTAAAATATTAGTTTCTAAATTTATTTGATTAGATCCATCTCTGGTAAGGGTTACATCTATTTCAGTATTAAAAGACCAGCCTTCTGACTGTACACTTTTGTTTACTTCAGATAAAGTAGACTGAGCAATACGAGCATCTACAGGAAGTGTACCTACAAGACTGTTTATAGGAGCTTCTCCTATAGCAGCCAGCATTATGTTGATACATTCAAGTTCTGTTGTTGCAGCTACAGTCATTACATACCTCCTGATTGAATCATTTTGTTTCTAATCTTAGCTGTTTCTTTTACAAACCTAGCTTTTTCAGCAAGCGTTGTTTTACCTGTATCGTTCATCTTTTGATTGTAGGCATCAACATAAGCTTGACCTTCTAATCCAAGAATACCTTTTTTCTTTTTATTCTTGCCAAACATAATTAGTAGCCTTTCTTTTTAATCTTAAGTGAGTCTCTCCCACCTTTCTTTTTTTTCTTTTTAGATGAATGATACATGGGTATAAAAAAAGGGTATCTAATAATAAGATACCCTATAAATTGAAATTAAGAAGCAGATAGCTTAATAGTA